GCATCTTATATCCCTTATGAGAAATATGGAAGACGCCGTGTTGCGAGTTATCCTCGCAAACGTTCTTACGCGAAGCGAAAGTACACTCCTAAATACGGCAAGAAGGGGTCGCGATTCTATTATTCGCGATACAACCCCAAATCTTACTACGTTCGTGGTTCCCGTGCGAACGTGAAGAGGTTTGGTTCTACTTGGGCCAAGGGAACCAAAACACAACAACTCGCGCGTAAGCGAGTTGGTTACTACGGACGTGGCAAATACGGTGCTCTAGGCGCAGCTTCTGGTTACATGGGTCGCGGAATGTACACCGGAGTGAAGCGGGGTAACCAGCTCATTTCCGGCGGTGTTTCCAACACCCCGGTCATGAGCTCTAGTGGTTACGATGGATCTCTGATGGTGAGCCATCGCGAATTAGTTCAGGAGATCTATGGCGCCGGTACCGTCGGCGCTACCACCCCATCTGGGTTTGAAGTTACCACGTTGACTGTGAACCCTGGCCTGGAACGAGTGTTCCCGTGGTTGTCGCAGCTTGCTGCCAACTTCGAGGAATATGAGATTCATCAGTGTGTTTTTGAATACGAAGGCAAGAAGATGGTCGGCACGACCGATGAACTGACTATTCACGGTACCGTGACTGCGGCGCATAAGTTTAACTTTAAGGCGCAGGAGTTCCAGGACAAGCATGAGATGCAGAGCTATCCTCATGCTAACCAGACGCAGGCTCATCAGAGCCTTGCGCATGGTGTCGAAGCCGACCCCGGCAAGATTGTCGGGGACGGTCACAAGTTTGTCCGTCTCGGCGGACTACTTGCCACGGACGACCAGCGTGATTTTGATCACTGCACTTTTAGCCTTGCGCAAAGCAATATTCCTGCTGAGCTCGCCTCGAAGGAAATTGGATGTTTGTATGTTGCGTACACCGTGAAGCTGATGAAGCCCAAGCTTCACGCTAATAGGGGCCTCGGCATTAAGTCGTTTAGGGCTCTGAGTTCTCCGAATTTGACTATGTCAACGTCTTTAGCTCCCACTATCCTGGGCACTCAATATGACGAGAGAGCAGATGGGTCAACTGCTGTACTTGCACCTCATGCAAAAAACACTCTTGATATTGCAGTTAAACAGGGTACATTTGGTGGCGTAACAACGAACTATTTTTGTTTCCCTGCCAACGCTTCTGGCGTTTACCAGGTTACTATTGCGCTTGAAGGAGCAACGCTTTACAAAACCGCAACAAATCAAACAGATCTGAACGATTTTCTGTATTTGAACGGAGCAATCACGTCTCTGAATCATTTATTTTCTGCTCAAGATCCTCTTTCATTGGCAGCTGATGACGTTCGAGTGAACCCTACCTGGGGTGACGGTAGTCATGTTCGCACTGTTTTCCAATGTATTTTGAAGGTTCGACCTCAAATTGGCCATGTTGCAAACAGTATTGCCATCAAAAACATTGTGGAACAAGGAACACTAAAGCAAGCTTCACTCGATATCACTGAGTATAACACCTTTGGCGAGGATGTGCCTACTATTGGCCGCTGAATTCCCGGCAGGGCGTTAGGTGGCCTGCCTGCGCCTGAGCCAGGAGCAGTAGGCACAGTACCAGTGTATGTGGCTCCAGTTCCAGACCCAGATCCAGTTCCAGACCCAGTTCCAGATCCAGATCCTACACCAGATCCTACACCAGATCCTACACCAGATCCAGATCCACCTTCATCAACAGGTGTATGTTGTGATCACACCTTTCTATCAGTTGCAGGTGTATATCAAGTTGGCAATTCATCATCACCAGATACATATCCTGCTAATCAAACGAGATTAGGCGGATGGTATCAGAATGCAGGAGGTAATATTTCTGTTAATAACGCCACTGGTATCGGAGGGTTTCCAGGCATATCCCATTCAATACCATATGGAAATATAACAACATCTGCACAGCAAACAGCAGGTGTAATGTTTAAGGTCGTTGCAAAAACAAACATTCGAGTCACAGATTTCAGGGTTCATCTGTGGGGTGTTGCAGGTTCACAGTTAACGCTATATAGATACAATCAATGTACAGTTGGATCAGTTACAGATCCATACACAAATGGCGATATGTTTGATGCAACCAAATGGACTGCTTGTGGTGGTTTCAACAACAACCCTCGCAATTCTGCATTGAAACATAGCATTGACGGCGATTTTGTATCGTTGTCAAATGCAAATTACGGCGACATTTGCAATGGGCAGACTGCAACATTCTACATTACCAGTAAAGGTAATCCATCATCAACTGGAGAAATGTATCTTATGCAGGAACAATCTGGCATCAATAGTGACCAAACCGCATACTATACTAATCCTCTTCTTTTGGATTTTGGATACACTCGTGGTATTGACCACAACATATCTAACACAATAAGCGATCCATTTGATCCAACAATTCATGGAACTTTTACACGAAATGTAAAAGCAGATTTCATGTTAGGCATTGTCGCATACGCCATGCAGTAACATTATTAACAGCGCGATGACGCAAAACAACGAGGATATGACGAGTGCTAGTTTTGAGCGCATAGCAGAACTATGCGGAGCTCGTTTTCACGAGCTTTATGATGATCTGGTTCAAGATCTCATTAAGTATATGGAAGACGAAGTAAACAAAATTGTAGATCAAAACGAACGCGACAGCGTGAGGAAGCTTATGCATGAGGAGCTTAGCGAACTCACTGATTGAAATAAATAACACAAATAAGTGCACAATGGTTGGTCCATGGTGGCCACAAGTAAGAGGTTACAGGATTGTTTCAGGACATGAGCGTAAGCAACGGTACCCAAGGC